CTCTTCACGGTTTAGCCTATGCTACATCACCTGATTGCCTCCACCTCTTCACGTTTTAGCCTATGCTACACCACCGGATAGCCTCCACCTCTTCACGGTTTAGCCTATGCTACACCACCGGATAGCCAAGCACGCGCCCCGGTTGACCGTCACCCACGCTCCGCACATTATCCGCCCACGCTCCGCACATTACCCCGTTATAGTCTCCGTGAGTGTCCCCCTATGGTAGAAGCGCAACCCCGTCACCCCGCAAATCCGCTACACCGTTGCCGTGTAACGGTTTGCGCCATTGCACGACACGTCCTCGATGCACAAGAGCCATTATGTCTAATGTAAAATAGTTGTAAAGGGTTGCGCAAACCCCTTACACCGTAACACCTTGCGCCGAGTGTCATGCCGTACCCGCTACACCGTTGCGCGATTATGTGAGCACCAGACTACACAGCGCAACCGTATAGCCGCGCGTCCGTGTAGCGGGAATCACTAGAAAAATGGGTCCCATACCCCACACCCATACCCGCTACACGAAAAATCCCGTAACACGGTGCAAACAATCCCGGAGTGTCCGACATAACGCCACACGGCTACAACGCTACAAGACAGTCCCGAAGTATCCGACTTAACGCCACACGGCTACAACGTCACAAGACAATCCCGAAAAGTCCGCTACAACGCCACAGGACAATCCCGAAAAGTCCACAGCCCTACGGTAAAACAATCCCGTAGTTACCATGTAAAACGGGGATGGATATTGACTTGACATACCCTCAACAGCCCCTATGGTAGTAGGCGTGGACGACGTACCCGATGAATCCAAAGCGAGGTTGAAGCGGCTGAAAGAGCAATACCTGAAAGACTTTGGTGGAGACGTATCCGTAAAGGCTGGTTTTAGTCCCGTTACAGCGGTTGACCGGCCGGTGCGGGCGACGTTGCCGGTTCTGGAGGTTATGCCTGATGGTGAGCCCCAGAAGGGCTTGCTGGAGACTCCGTCGCGGGTGGTGCCTGTGAAGGCATCGGGGATACACGGTATGGCGATACCGGATCAGTCGGCGGAGGAGGAGATAGCTACTCCTGAGCAATTGCAGAAGGTTTGCCAGAAGTGGGCTTCGATGGTAGTGGATAGGTTGGTATCGCATGCGATGTCGGATGATTACCGTGCGGCGTTACCGGCTATCCAGATACTGTTTAATCGAGCCTTTGGCAAGGAGGGGGAGATCAAGGGGGGTGATGCGAAGTTGAGTGGATTGGCGGCATTGCCGGTGAGGGAGCGTGTAAAGGCGTTGCTGTTGGCGCGGGATGGTGAGGTGGCGTCGGCGACGGTTATCGCGCCTTCTACGGCATCCTCTGCGGCTTCTCCTTCGGGGATGAGTGATTTACCAGAGGCGGATAAACCTAAAACTGAAACGGAGGGTACGAATGATCGGACCTGAGAGTGTTGAGTTTACAGCGTATGAGGTTACAGACTACACGTCGGATGGCGTTGTTGATGGCGGCTCCGTCGTCCCCAAGGTGGGGGAGGGGGTCGAGTTTGTATCGTCGGGCTATGTGGCGATGATTGAGGACTGGCTGACGGATGCGTTGTCCCTCTTGGAGGATGCGAAGGAGGCTGGGGGGATGGATGCCGAGTGGATTGAGGAGGCGGATGCACTGTTGAACGAGTGTACAGGAGGGGACGACGATGAGTGATGCCTTCATCGTGGATGCCGACTCGAACCGGGAGGGGGTCTTGGTGTGGAGGAAAAGTGAGAAGAGATGCCCTAAGTGTGGGAAGGAGATGTTGTTGGAGGGTGTGCGGGATGGGCGGGTAGTGCGTATAGCGTGTATGGATTGCCCGTTTGTGGAGGTGGTTGAATGATTTTGGACAACGAGAAGCCTTACACGCTTTGGGAGTTCTTCGACCTAGTGTTTTGCCCGATGCGCAACTTGGAGTTACCGCGCAAGCATGTCCATAAGTATATATGTGACACGCTAGAGGCGGCTTTTCTGGGGGTGCTGCACAAGCGGTTTATCATTATCAACGTCCCACCTAGGACGGGGAAAACGAAGATATGCGAGGCGTTTTTGTTGTGGGGGCTTACGTATTTCCCGGAGTCGCAATGGATGTATGCGTCTTACTCCGCTGATCTGGCCACTGAATCCGTGCGTCTGATACGTGACACGCTTGGTTCGGATTGGTACACTGCGATATTCGGGAAGAAGTTGGGTAACATCGGGCAGGCGGATAGGTTCTCCACGTCTAGCAGCGGCAACGTCTTTGGTATTGGTAATGAGGGTACACTGACTGGTAGGGGTGCGGGGTTGAAACGTCCTGCGGCTGGTGGTGCGATTATCCTTGACGACCCGGCAAAGCCGAGCGAGGCGATGTCGGTTGTAGAGCGTCAGAAACTGTGTAGTTGGTTCGAGAATACTTTGATGTCCCGTGCCAACTCGCCTAGTACTCCTATAGTTATTTGTGCTCAACGGCTCGCACCGGACGACCTGTGTGGTTTCGTGATGGAGCAGTATCCAGATAAGTATCTCACGATAAAGGCTCCGGCGCTGGATGCCGTCACCGATGAGAGCATGTTTCCGGAGACACGCGATACGGAGTCTCTGCGGGACATGCGACGGGTAGACCCGTTTGCTTTTGCCGCTCAGTACCAGCAAGAGCCGATAGTAATGGGTGGCAACCTGATCAAGACGGAATGGTTTCCGAGGTATGACGTATCGGAGCTGGAGTCATTGACTTTCCGCTACAAGGTTATCGCAGCGGATACTGCGTTGAAGACCAAGACCAGTAGTGACTATTCAGTACTTGGTGTTTTCGGGATAGCCGGTAAGTCGGCTTACCTGATAGACGTAGTGCGTGGGAAGTGGCAATCCCCTGAGTTATTGAAGATTTTCAAACACCTGTGGATCCGCCATAATGTGACTTCGCCTGTACGTTATGTGTACATTGAGGATGCCTCTTCAGGGGCTACTATCTTGCAGGACTTGAGACAATCCGGGCTCCCTGTTAAGCCGGTGCAGCGTGTCAAGGACAAGGTGGCGAGGGTGATGGACGTATTGCCGATTTGGGCCACGGGAAGGGTGCTATTGCCGAAGGAAGAGCAAGTGCCTTGGGTAGGGCCACTGCTACGTGAAATGGAGAACTTCCGTGCGGATGGACGGGCGAAGCACGACGACCAAGTTGACATGATGGAATTGGCTACATCGAAGACCATCGCGAAGTCATGCACCATCTTCGATGTGTTGGATTGACAACCAAATTATAGTGTGTACACCGTGAGAACTATGGGAAAAGGTCGAAAAAAAGCGGAAAAGGCTTCGCCTGTAGAACTGCATAATTCTCTATCCAGTTTAGTCGCTAGCCTTACGTCTTCTGAAGAGATCGCCTCACCGTTTACGCTTGCGGCGGCGGCGGCGTATACCCCGCTATCCCTAAACCGTGTTACGCTATCCTATGCGTACATGACGATTGGCCTGATCCAGACCATTATCGACCAGCCGGTGGAGGACGCTTTTCGTGGTGGGATAAAGCTGGAGGTGCCCGAGCTGTCTATAGACGAGTGTGCGGCACTCCACAATGAGATGGAGGAGCAAAACGACATTAAAGCCGTGAAGGAAGCGGCTAGGTGGGCGAGGCTTTTCGGTGGTGGGGGTCTGTTGACTGTTACAGGGCAGAATCCGGGCACACCGTTAAGCGAGATTGAGGAAGGAGACGACCTGTCGTTCATATCGGCGGACAGGTGGGAGCTGCTTCACGGCAACATAGTAACTGGAACACCAGTGGCGTTGACGGGCACAAAGGAAACCCCGTGGTACTCTTACTATGGAAAGAGGGTTGACCCCTCGCGTGTATTGCGGATTCACGGGCGCGAGGCCCCTAGCTTTGTACGAGGGAGGTTGCAGGGTTGGGGTATGTCAGAGATTGAACGTTGTATCCGCTCGATCAACACCTTCCTGAAGTTGCAATCGGTGGTGTTTGAGCTGGTGGATGAGGCAAAAATCGACGTGTTCAACATCGAGGGGTTCAACATGACCCTCGCTACACCTAGTGGCACTGACGAGGTTAGCCGGCGTATCCAACTTGCGGCGATGCTGAAGAACTACAAGCGAGCCCTTGTAATGGACAAGGAAGACGGGTACGCTCAGAAGCAGATTTCGTTTGGCGGGCTTGCCGAGATCTTCGAACAAGCCCGCATTGACCTGTGCAGTGACCTGAAGATGCCGGCGACGAAGTTGTTTGGCCAGTCCGCACAAGGGTTCTCCACGGGGGCGGAGGATATTGAGAATTACAATACGGTTGTTGAGGGGGATGTGCGGCACAACGTCAAGCCTTTGCTGCGTGAAGTTGTTCGCCTACGCTGTCAGCAGATGTACGGGTTGAACCCGGAAACCGTCAACATCGGCTTCTACCCGCTGCGTGTATTGGACGGCGTGCAGGAAGAGCAGGTGAATACGTCGAGGACGAACCGCTCACTCCAGCTATTCGACCGTGACCTCTTGACAGGCAAAGAGGTGATGGATTTCCTGAAACTATCCGGGACTCTTACCATGCAGACGGAAGTCGGTAAAGGACTGCGCTCTGCTGAACCAGAGCCTCAAGAAGAAACACCTAATCCGAAGGAGAAATAGGCTATGGCAAACACTATTAGACCTGTAGATGCCCCGACGGCTACAGCCCCGGCCACTGGGGATGTTGTTTTGATCGATGGTCCTAACGGAACTAGGGCACTACCGGCTTCGTACTTCGCCGGTACGTTCGCCCCGATTTCGGTGTCTAAGCCGCTCTTGGCC